TGCATATGCATCAATGGACACAACATGGAAAGATAAGATAGACACGGCAGAATTTTCAGCTACAGACCGGCTGTACCAGATGGATGGAATATATGAAGAAGGCATTTATCGAGCGGATGGAATATCAGCATATGATCAGTTGGAAGATGTCTTTTTAAAAGCAGGTCTGGAAAAAGATGAATATTCAATTGATCCATATCTCAAAACGGTAACACTGCATAATCCTATGCCAAAAGATACATATGCAAATTGTATTTTACTGATTGCTAATGCATGCCGTTGTGTGATGAAACAGGATAGAAATTATAAAATTATAATAAATGCATCTTTTACTCCAGAGCTTACGACATATTCCAATGCAGAGGCAAAATACTCTTCCTCCACTAGATTATTAGAGAAAGTTGACATCACAGAATATTTTGATTGGCAGCAGTCTTTTAACAGAATAGATGGGGGATTGTATTTTCCACCTGAAGATGAAAAATACAAATATGCTGGTTATGTGAGTAAAGTAATATCTGATGAAAATGGAATTTTTACAGATAATCCAGTAATCAGTTTACAGGCATCTGCAGCATTTACTTTCTTTCAATTAACAATTCAATTTGGAAATGTTTTTCCTCAGAATGCAATTATAAGATGTTTTAATAATGGAACTGAGACAGAACAGTTTTCCACAAATATAAGCAGCCGCAAACATATTATTAACCATTCATTTATGAATGTTGATAAGGTCCAGATAGAATTTACAAAAGCATCGGCTTACAACAGAATTCATGTTCACTATATATCGGTTGAGGAAAAATCGGATTTTGTATTCGAGAGAGACGATCTTCTAGAAGAACCTACCACAGAGAGACAGAGCTCTATTAAAGATATAATTGCAATAAGAAGTGTTTATTCATTGCCAGCGGAGCAGGAAGATGTATTTAGCGATACGGTAACAATATCAGATGATTCAAAGCAATTTAAAATAGAGTTTAATGATGCTTCAATCCCGGTATCTGTACAAACTGTAATCCCGGCTTCAGGAGAAGAAGATTCCGAAGATCAGATTGTGAACTATGGTGCAGAAATAGTAAGATATTCAAACTGGTATTGTATTATTAAATTTAACAATCCGCCTAAAATTGCAACAGAGGTGGAATTGAAAATAAAAGGATACATATATAAAGTTTCTAAACCAAACTATATTTTAAATATCAATACAACAGGAGTTACACCTGATGCATTAGATAATCCGTTGATTGATTCCGTTGACTTAGCAGCTAAATACACCGAATGGTGTGCGAAATATTATATGGCGATAGCTGAATATAATTTATCCAATGTTCTTGGTGATCCAGTGGTTGAGAGTAATGATCTGGCTTATCTGGAACGAGAGGATGGAAAACTTCAGGAGATACGAGTGCACACGGTAGATATAAAGTTTAGCGGAACATTTGATGGCAGCAGTTATAAGGGGAGATCAGCATCATGAAAAGTGTATGGAAACAGCCCAAAACGGATTGGAAAATTGAATATGATGAAAATGGAGATTACATAGGAGATTACTTTGAAGTAGCTGATTATAATAGGATAAAGAATAATTTAGCTTATTTAAAGGAATTGACGGAACTACTATATAATACGCTTCCTGAGTATATAGATCTTGGCGAGGACGTTACATATGGCAGTGCTGAACCTACAGCATCATTGATGAAAAAAATACAGGATGATTTGAAAATAATTAATGATTTTACTGTCAATGTGGATATTGGAACAGCAGCATCATTTAAGAGCAATACAGCTGGCTATCTTAAAGATGAACTGAATCGTATCGAGGAAAAATCATTATTGCTGTACATTTTATTGCATGGACAGAAGGAAAACAAACCAAAGCTTGCGCTCAGACTTGGGCATAGAAAGGATGTGTTATAAATGGCTGAATTAGATACTAATTTTGTTGATGCGGTGTTATCTGCAAATATGAATGGAAAAAAACGAGTTAGACTTACTCAGATCGCTGAAAATGAATATATAGTTGAAGATATCACAGAGTATGAAAAGGTTGGAAGTGAATACGGACAGAAAGAAATTAATACATTAAATGAAACAGTGAATGGTAAGGTGAATAAAGTAGAGGTCATTGATGATTTGGACACGGTCAAGGCTGTTACAGAGGACAATGTTCCGGTTGGATGTAAAGCAGTGACAAAATTAGCAAATGATGTTAACCAGAGTTTAAATAATTCAAAAAAAACGTATATCAATTTAGCACTGCCAAATGTTACTGCTGACGCGAAAGCTGTCTGCGATTATATAAATAAAAATTATTTACTAGGGCAGTTATCTCCTGCATATACAGTCGAATTTGATGTAGTTGCATCAAATGCAGATTGGTTTTCTGGTACTTTGTCCACGGATTTGCTTACATTAGCCCAAGGAAGAACCGTTTGGGGCTTTGTCCAACAACGTACCTCATCAGCAGAAAGCAGTACTTTATATAAATACTTTGCAAAGGGAACAGGAGGTGCTAGTTCAGTAAGTGTTATTGATGAAACCATTGCTGATCCAATGTTCTGTGAGAGCATTCCGGGAAGAAATCAGATTACAGATTTTTTAAATGTAAACTTATCCAATCGCAATAGTGATATTAATAAAATACATTATTTTGGTTCGGATAATCCTGCCACAGCATTTACTAACAGCCCATATACAGCCGGTCCTTTTTACGGTTATCGGGTAGTGAGATGGTGTTCTGAATCTGCTAATACATATCATTTAGTGACTGTGGAATTACATGAGCAATATCCTATTTCTGGACGTGTTTGGTCAAACACTTATGATATTAATAATAGAACATGGTATGGCTGGAAATGCAATCAGGGTAATACATTTATTGATGTTGGAACTGTTTTAAAAGGTACCACAACTATTTCCGCAGGTGCCACAGTAACTTATACAGCAACACGAGATTGCTTTGTAAATGTGGCCGCATATGCTCATGGCAGTGGGCAAAATACAAAAATATATATTAATAATGTCTGCATTTTTAGTCCGTACACTAATAATGGTTCTGATGCTGGTCTTGTGATTGTAGATAAAACTGTACCATTAAAAACAGGACAAACAATTAAAATTGAGAATGGCACATACACCACTAGTTCTTATGCTATTTTTGCAGCATTTTAACTCTGGGTATTCTATCGAACAAAAAGGAAAAAAAGTATAAAAAAACAGAATTAGAATTGCGATAAGAACATATGTTTGGTATAATTATACAGTAAACTAAATAAAAAGAGATAGGATAGTTATCCCCTACCAAAGTTCAAACTATCCTATCACCGGCAAGCACGAATGCTTGTGTAATTACTATACAATAATTTATGCATTTGTGCAAGCCAAGAAAGGATGGCTGTATGATAAAATACGATGTACAAAATGCAATTATTAACGAAATGACACCTTTTCTGGATGAAGAGCAACTGTATCAATTGAAGCTTGCATTGATTAAACAATTGCACGGATTAAATATCATCGAAGAGGAGACAGCGTTGTCTACGCGAGTCGATGATAATATTCAGTATTTAGAAAGATTTAGAAATGAAATGAAGGTAAACAATATGTCTCCTAAAACAATAAGTCAATATTATAGATCAGCTCGAAATTTATTAGAGTATGTAGATAAAAATTTTAGAGATATTACTTATGATGATGTGATATATTATTTTGCGATGTTTTCGCAAAGAAAAGGAAATAATGGAAAATGTGTGTCAAAACGATCTATGGATACTCAAAGAAAACATGCGAAGGCTTTTTTTAATTGGTGTGTAGAGAATGAATATATAGAAAAAAATCCATTCACCAAATTTAAAAAGATAAAGTATGAAAAGATGAAAAAAGATACTTTAAGCAATGCTGAAATTGTTATGCTTCGGGATGCTTGTGAGAATGCAGAAGAATTAGCACTTATAGATTTTTTACTTAGTACAGGTGTAAGAGTAAGCGAGTGCTGCGCAATGAATATAAAAGATATTGATTTCCTGAATGGAAGAGTAAAAATCTATGGTGAAAAAACTAGAAAATGGAGAACTGTATTTCTGGATGCAGCAGCACAAAAACATTTGAAGGAATATCTAGATGTAAGGCCAGAGAGCGACGAGGATGCAGTATTTGTTAATAAAAGAAAACCACATAGACGAGCTGGAAGTCACAAAGTTGAAGATATAACTAAAAGCGTGGGAAAGAGAGCGGGAATTGAAAAGAAGTGTACGGTACATCTGTTTAGAAGAACGCTTGCGACTACATTATATAAAAAAGGAATGGCATTAAAAGATATAGCGCAAATACTTGGAAACTCCGTAGATATTTTGGAAAAGGAATACATAATTATTGATGATTGCGATATTGAAAGTAATTATAAAAGATGTGTAGCATAATCGAAATTCAAAAAAGACCTTCGGGTCTTTTTTTGATGAAAAATATAGGAAAGGAGATTTATTTAATTTATTAACTATTTCATATTTAAAGGAGAGATGAAAAATGAAAATTAAATTAGGAAACAATACAGAGATTGCTATTAAGAAGGTAGTTC